GAGGCGCTCTCGACGTCATCGACGATGAGCGACGCCTGTACGATCCACTGCTCGACTTCGGCGTCGCCGGCGTCGGCGTCGAACGTCGCGAGGACGGCGCTCGGGTCGGTGCGTGTCATGTGTTAGGTCCGTCGCAGTGTGGTGTGTGTGCGCCGAGACTGTCGAACCACTCGCCGCACTGCTCGCACTGTGCCTTTGCGTCGACATCGGCGAGCGTCTCCAGTAGCCGGATGATCCGGAGCCGCTGGCCCTCGGCGCGGGCCTCACGCCGCCGTCGCCGCTCCCGCTCGGTCATGGGGCGTTAGCCCTCGACTTCGATGGCCGCCTCGGGCTTGATCGCCTTGTAGCCCTTCCGCGTGCGGACCTTGAACTTCTGCGTGTCGCTGTCGAAGTCGGTGTCTTCCTCGCTCTCGATGCCGGTGAACGTGGCTTCGTAGCCGTAGCGGTCGGAGTCGACGAGGATGGCGTTGTGCGAGGTGAGTTCGCCCGCCGTCGAGAACATGAAGTCGAGTCCGGCGAAGGCGCCGAACTGCCCGGTGGTGACGGCCTCGTCGGTGAGGTCCGTGCCGCGCTCTGCGAGGTAGGTGAGGATGTCCTGCTTGCCCCGCGGGCCGAAAAAGGCGATGTCGGGCGAGGCCTTAGCCTCCTCCAGCGTCGCGACACCCTCCTGGATGTCGTCGTACGTCATGTCGTCGTCGGCGTTGTCGCTCACGGGCGAGGCGGTGCCGAGGTTGCTCGACAGCTCCTCGTAGGCGAGCCCGTCGAGGAACTCCGCCATCTCTCGGGCCGCAAGGTCGACGTGGTCGCTGACGAGGTCGAAGACGTTGTCCATGACGTCCTCCTCGGGCACCTCGATCATGACACCGTACTTCTCGCGGTCGATGGAGACCTTCTCGTACTCCTCGCGCGTGGTGGGGTAGTCCGCGCCGGGCGCGATCGCCGCCGGCTCGGCCATCGCATCGGCCGGGTTCGGCACTTTGATCGTGTTGCTGTTCACGTTGGTCGCGTCGAGCGCGCGGAACGCGTCGCGAAAGACGAGCTGTTCCTGGAGGCGCTCTTCGACCATGTTCCGCACCGCTTCCTGACTGATGATCTGGGTAGGCATGTGTGTGCTGTGAGTCCGTTAGTTGAGGAGGTGGACCGGGACCTCGTCACCGCTCGCGTAGTCTTCGCCGCCGTCCTCGCCGCCGCCGTGGCCGACGATGCCGACCGGGTTCGGCGAGCCGTCACCGCTGTTCGCCGCCCGGAGCTGGCCGCCGTCGATGCCGACGGCGTCGCCCGGCGAGACCGCCTCGCCGGCTTCGTACGTCACCTCGCTGTCCACCGGCACGCCGGCGAGGCCCGACGGGACCGCCTCGTTCGTCGAGAGCCCCGCGGCGTCGCCCGCGTCCGTGATCGCTGCGTAGCCGTCGGAGCCACTGGCGAGTTCGCCGTCAGTGGCCGACGGTCCGAGTTCGGTGCCTGCCGTGACCGCGCCCGCGACGCTGGCGAGCACGACGCCGCCGATGAGTTCCTGTCCTGCGTTGAGTCCCATGCGTTAGGCCTCCTGTTCGAGGATGGTGTCGGGGTCCTCACCCGTGATCTCCGCCACGAGGCTCGCGCGCCGTTCGCGCTCGTGCCGCGCGACGCCGTCCTTCCCGGCGAGGTCGGCGATGACCTCGCGGTGGTCGGCGACGTCGGCCTGCTCGCTCTCCGAGAGCGTGGCCTCCTCGGACGACTCGCCGCCGCCCGACTGGACCGTCGGCTCGGTGTCCGCGAGGGTGGCCGACTCGCTGTCCTCCACCTTCGCGGCGAGTTCGCTCACCTCGAACCGCTCGACGAGTTCGTCCTCGTCGAACACGGTCTCGGCGTCCGCGAGCGCGGAGGCATAGGCTCGCGCCACGTCCTCGCGTTCGTCTTTGAGTTCGCTGTTCTCCTGTTCGAGTTCCGCAATGCGGTCGTCCTTCTCGGACAGCCGCGCGCGGAGCTCCTCTTCGATGTCGTCGGTGTCGTCGTCTTCGCTCATGTGTGCTGTGTGCGTGGTTTCGGTGTCTGCGTCTCCGCCGCTGCCGTCCAAGACCTCGCCCTCGTCGGGGTCATCGGTCCCGGCAGGTGCCAGGGCGCCATCCTCGTGGAGGGCGCCGAGTAGGTCCTCGTGCGACGGCCCTGGCATGAAGACCGTCTCCGAGCCGTCGTCGTGGGTGTGGATCATCTCGTCACCGGCGCCGTCGAACCCCATCTCTGAGGCCTTCGAGACCGCCTCGCCGGGGTTCGTGAAGACGTACTCGTCGGGGATGTCGGCCATGTCGGCGTCCTCACCACCGTACGCCATCCGCGCCTCCTCGGGCGCGTCCCCCCACGCGCCGAGCAGTTCCGACGCTGATTTGACGACCGCCCCTTCGTCGAAGCCCGCCTCCGAGCCGGTCCAGTTGTCGAGTTTGTAGGCGGCTTCGTCTTCGGTCGCCTCGCGGGTGACGTCGGCGCCGTTCGCCGTGACCGTCTCACCCGCCTCGGTGACGACGTCGGCGACACGTCCACTGCCGGGAGAAGCGCTCGTCGACCACCGCACGAGGTCGCCCTCGTCGAAGTCGGCCGACGCGAGCGTCGCCGTCAGCGTCTCGTGGATGTCGGCCGGCGAAAGCGCCGCGGCCTCGCCTGGCGATGCCGACGCCGACGGCGCGGCGCCGTGCTGGACGAGCGCCATGCCAGTGAACTCGATGTCGGTCGCGAGCATCGCCTCGCCGTGGTCCGTCTCAACCGCGCCACCGTCGGCGTGCCGCGCCTCGATCGAGACTTCGAGCCCACCACTCGCCACCTGCTCGGCGAGGCCTTCGTCCTCGATCTCCGCCTCGTAGATGACACCGCGGTCCGGGTCGAAGCCGGCGCGGACGACCTCGCCGACGTCCGCCTGACTGTGGAGCGGGTTGACCGCCGTGCCCTCCAACGAAGCGGCCGCCTCGCGAAGTTCTGCGGCCCGCCATACCTTCCGGTCGCGTTCGAGCCCGCGCGTGACGTCGTCGATCCCGACTGCGATACCGCTGATCGTCTGCGTGCTGTCCGGCGCGAGGCCGGCCGTCGTGGTTTGTACGTTTGCGATTGATGTCATGTGTTAGATCACTCGATCACGGGGAGGATGGCGCATCGGCATCGTGGATGTACGGGCGGCTTGACCGGGTACTCGCCACCGAGCGAGTCCGCCTCGCTCTCGGAGGTCTCGAACTCGAAGGTCGCCTCGCGCATCTCGTCGGTGCCGTACTCGGCGCCCTCGATCGCCTCACAGATCGGGCACACGCGGGCGTCGTCCGCGGTCGCGAACTCCCCGGAGACGGTGACGCCGTCGACGCCGCCGCGTTCGTAGCGGTCGAGCGTCGCGTCAGCGTACGAGTTGATGACCTCCGTCCGCGCGAGCACCTCCGCCTGCGTGTGTTGGATGGTCCGCACCTCTTTCGTCAGGCGGCGGGCCATCTCACGCGGGTTGACGCCCTCGGCGAGCCCCTCGGTGAGCGTCTCGCGGACGGCGTCGGCCGCGTCGGCGGTGACTGACTCCAGCGCGTCGTACGTCCGGGTGTAGAGCCGGCGGAGTTGTCGCTCCGGCACGCCGAGCTCGACGATCGCCTCGACGGGCTCGGTGCCGGCGCCCGCGTTTTCGATGCGCTCGCGGGCGTTCTCCCACCCACGCCGGTACGCGGCGCGGATGTAGGTCGCCGTCCAGTGCTCGCCGTTGCGGACGGCCTCGCGGTCAGTCCGTTCGAGGAGACCCTCCGCGAGCCGCTCGCGAAGCCACCTGACGAACGCCCGCGTCTTGCCGCCGTCAGTCGGGAAGCGCTCGATGTCTTCGGCGTCGGCGAGCGCGGCATCCTGTTTCAGGTTGAGGCGGTCCTCGGCGTAGCCGACCACCTCGCGGATGCGCCCGCGGAGGCGCTTGAAGCGCTGGCGCACCTCGCGGAGGAACCGCTCGCGGATGCCCTGTGTATTCGTCGGGTCGCCCGATAGTTGCTGGAGGCGGGCGTCGTGCCCGTGCGTGTGGTCACAGGCCATCAGTCGCCACCGTTGCGCCAACCTTCCCACTGAAGCACGCGGTCCTTCATCGACGCCGCGAGCCGGTTCGAGCCAAGTTCTTTGCGTGCGCCGCGGAACGTCCCGCCCATCGACGACCACGCGTCGAGCAGGATGAGACGGTCAGGCTTGTCCGACTCCTGCCACGAGTCGGGGATGCCGAACGTCGTCTCGGCCAGATCGGCCTCGCCCATCGCGGCCAGCGAGTGGTCGCCGTATGTCGCCGCGAGTTCGGCCGTCGGGTCGTCGACGCCCGTGTCGGGCATCTCCGCGCTGTCCAACTCCGCCGCCGAGTAGAAGCCAACGCCGACGCGGGCGTCCTTGAGCGCGACGACGTACGTCGGCGAGCCACTGCTCGCGTCGATCTCGCCGTTCTTGCCCTCGAACGACTCCGTCTCGACGCCGCTGACGATGCCGAGCCCTTGCGGCGACTGGACGACATCGCCCTCCGCGTACTGCCGGGAGAGGTACGCGTCGTTGAACGCGTCCCGGACGCGGTCGTCCGTCTCGTCGGGGAGCGCCGCCGCGCTGTCGACCGGCGGCGCACCGTCACTATCCGGCGCGTCCGGCGGGTCGGGGTCCAGCCCGAGGATGGTCTCGCGCACCTCGTGCGGCGGGAGGATCTGCTCGGCCGCCCCGCCAGGCGCCGCCTGTTTGACGCCCGACATGAGATTCGAGAACTCGCCAGCGTCGAACTCCTCATCATGGAGTGGGTTCTCGTCTTCGGCCGGCTGGATCGTGATACCAACGTCGACGTCGAGCGTCTCGTCGCCCTGCGCCGAGCCGGTGAGGAACTCACGGGCCTTTGCTTGAAGCACGGCGCCGAACGCGCTTTCAAGCCGGTCGCGCTCGCGGCGCACCTCGTCGCGATAGTCTTCTTGCTGGACCGACGTCACGTCGCGGTTGATGTCGCCCGCGAAGCCGACGCGGTAGAGCGGCGACGGAAGCGCCGTGAGGATGAACTCGATCTGCTGTTGGATCTGCTCAACCGTATCGGGCGTCTGCCCGTCAAAGCGCTCGGCGTCGACATTGTAGTTCGTCACGTTGACGCGCTCAGGGTTCGACGGGTCGAACGAGTCGAGCAGCGTCCGCGCCTCCTCTTCGTCGTTCGTGTCGACCTGCGCGATCCAGTGGCCGTAGCCGACCGCCTTGATCGCCTGCGCCGTGTCGTCGAACATCTCGCGGAGCTGCTGGCTCCGGTCCGCAACCGACGCCGCGTCCGGGCGCCCGAAGATGTTGCCCGTGTCGGGGTCGTTCGAGATGAGCGTCACGTCGTCGAGCGCGAACGGGATGTCGTCCTTCTCTTCGTACGAGCCGAAGATGTCGTCGAACTGGACGAACGCGGCCGTCTTCCCCGCCGGCGTCGTCGGCGCCTCCGAGCGCCGGTCGCCCGCGCTCACGTCTTGGACGGCGACCGTCTCGAACTCGCCGGGGTCGTCGTCCGGGCGCAGGAGGATATTTTTTCCGTCCCGCGTGTAGGCGGTCGTCGTCTCGGTCTTGAACAGCCGCAGCCCGAGGATGTAGTCGCGTTCGGTCGGGTCGTCGTACGCGTGCTCGATGAGCGCCGTCCCACGCCGCCCGCGGAGGTCGATGACGACATCTTCGAGCAGGTCCGCGAGGTCGCGGTCGAAGCGCCCGCCGACGATTCCACACTGGCCGAGCCACAGCGCGAGCGCGTCGGTGAGGTCCATCCCGCGGAACTCCTGGAAGCGATAGTCGTTCGGCACCGTCGGCTCGTCACCGTCGCCGATAGTGACCGAGACGCCCGGTTCGAGGACGTCGCCCGCGAACGCCCGCACCGACTGGCGGATCAGCGGGTTGGCGTAGTACTCGCGCGCCCACTGCTCGATCTCACTCCGATCGGGTTCCTGCGTGTGCTCCTCTTCGGAGACGGCGATCGGGTCCTCGTCGCGCGCCTGCGGCGAGGGGTCGCCGTCCTGTGACGGTGCAAGTCGTGAGACGGCGTTTCGAAGCCGTGCGCGTAGTGTGTCGTCGCTCATGTGTATCTAAAGTTGAAACGCGAGGACATCCTCGCCGCTCGTCCGGCCGGCGTAGCGGTCCGCCGCCAGCGCCAGCGCGTCCGGGTGGTCGTCGTGTCCGCCGCTCGGGTGGCTGATCTTCGTCTTCCCGCCGCTCGTCAGCGAATAGGTGAGTTTCTTGAGCTCGCGGACGAGTCGCGGGTGGTGGTCGATAACGATGTCACCGCCTTCAAGGGCCGACTTCAGCCCGTTGTAGAGCGACTGCTTGCGGTCGATCGTGAACTTGACACCCTCGACCGCCCGGCGGTTGATCTCCTCGCCGAGCATCTCGACGACGCCCGCGCCGAGGCCCGTCTCGTCGACCACGATCTCATCCGGACCGTGGCGCTCGTACAGTTGCGTCAGGCGCCCGCTCGCGTCGGTGAGCGTCATGTCCGCGTCCGACTCGATGACGCCTGCCGTCCCGCTCGCGTCCACACCCACGATGACCGTCCGGTCGTCGCCAGCGCGGGCGATGTCGGCGCCGATCGTGACGACGTCGTCGACGTCGAAGGCCGTCTCGCCGGCCGCGTCGTCGATGAGCGCCGGCGTAAAGAAGCGGTCCGACGAGCCGATGAACTCGCCGAGGTACTCCTGGCGCCACGTCCGCGGGTCTGACTTCCGCTCACGCTCCGAGAGCCACTCGACATCGACGAGCGGGGAGATCGCCGTCGGCCAGCGCGGCGAGTGCCAGTCCTCGTCAAGCCGGCACTTCTCAAAAAAGTACCCCGCGTCGCCCGCCGGGGTCGACGTCAGGATGAACGTGTAGTCGTCGTGTGTCGTGAAGAACGGCTCGATGACGTCCTCGAACACCGTGTCGGGGGCGAACGCACCCTCGTCGACGATGACGAAGCGGGGGTTCTTACCCCGCTGCCCGACGCCGTCGACGCCGAGTGTCCGCGAGAGCAGGCGCCCGCCGTGGGCGAACTCCCACTCGCGTTTGTTTTTTGTCTCGACGCCGAGTGTTAGCCCCATCGCCGCGAGCCGCTCCGCGGCCGTTTCGAGGAGGCGCGTCGCCTCGCGCATCATCTCGTCGGCCGTCTCCTGGAACGGCGCCGCGATCAGCGTGTCCTCGTCGGGCGTCGTCGCCGCGTCTTCGGCCGCCAGCGCCGCGCCGGTGAGCGTCTTTCCGACCTGCCGGCCGGGTTGGATCGCGACCCGCGTCGGCGACATCTCCTCGGTCCGCCGGATGAGGTCGCGCTGATAGTCGAACGGCTCAAAGCCGAACAGCACGGCCATTCGCTCGGCGCGTGTCAGCTCACCGAGCCGGGCCTGCGCCTCGGACTCCGAGAGGTCGATGAAGTCTTCGGCCGCGATACCGACTCCGTGCTCGCGCTCACCGGTTGGCAGGTCGGCGCCGCCGGCGAAGTCCGCGCGCGCAGCCTCGGCGCTCACTTGCCGAGCACCTCCGCTAGCGTCGCCGTCGCATCAGCCTGCGCCGAGTCCGGATCATCGAGGATGCCGAGTTCCTTGAGGAGTTTCGCGTTCGTGCGCTTGATCCGGTCGCGCGGCATGTGTGCCGGGTTCTCTTCAAGCTTCGTGATCTCCTCGCCGTTCTCGGTGACATCGACCGTCTGTTCCGTGAGGAACTCGTCAAGCCACTCGTTGCTGTGTCGGAGTCGGGCTTGGTCGATGGCGACCTCGGTCAGTTGGTCCACCTTCGCCGTGCTCTCCCACCCGAACGGGGCGTCTTTGAGGTAGCTCTCGACGAGCGCGCGCACGAGCGGCTCGGCCTCCTCACGGTGGCGCTCAAACCACTTGCCACGGTCCGACTTGAGACCGTGCTTCTCCGCGTTGCCGTTGTTCTCAGGGGCGCCCGTTGACGCGCCGCCGTGATGCTTACACGGCCCGTAGTCATGATCCGTGCCCCACCCGGTCGGGTGGCCGCACCGCTCGCCGTTGCGGTTCGTCGCCGGGCACCGCTCGAAGCCCGGCTCGTCGTCGGTGCCGTCGTTACTCATCGGAATCGCTATCGTCATCCGTCGCCGCGTTGTACTTCTGTATCTCAGCCGGCTTGACGCCGAGGCGTTTCCCGAGCGCCGCCACAGCGAGGCGCGCGAGGTCGCTCGCGGGGATGGCGCCGAGGCCGACACCGAGCAGGAGCAGTTCGAGGTCACTCATCGTTCTGACCCACCTCTTGGTACGCCTGGAAGAACGCCGCCAGCTCGCTCATCTCGATACCGTTGTAGCCGGCGAGGACCGCGAGGCCGAAGATCGTGATCCACGTGACGTCACCGCCGAGCGCGAGCCCGTACGCAGAGAGGCCGATGATACCGAGGTTGACGATGATCGACCGGATGATGGTGAGTTTCCGTTTCATCGTCGGATCATCGCTCTCGTCGTTGCGGATCGCCTGCTTGTGCTCCTCGACGGCCTTGTCGCGGACGTACCACGGTCGCGCCTCCGTCCGAGTGTGTTGCGTGTCGCTCATAGGTCATCCATGTTACCGGTAGTCCCGCAGGTCCAGCGGGTCGTCCATCGAGAGCCAACACTGCCGCGAGGAC